CATGACAATACCGTGTTCATGGAATGATTTGTTAAATCCGTGTCCTTTTATAGTAAATGTTCCGTATCCTGCTAAATCACCTATTCCTAATTGACTCCCTGACGTAGTAGGAGCCTGCTGTACTACTGGTGATATGTTTATAGGTGAACTTCCACCGCCTAAATATTCAGGGCGATAGCTTGCATCATAAAATGAAACTCCGAAGTGATTTCTAATAATTTCTGGGTAACGAGTTCCGGCCCTGGCATCACGCTCTAGTAATTTCTGCACCTGAAATGCTTCACGTAGATCATTGACAGTTGTTGCAGTTGATGTTGACAGGTCTGCATATACTCCTGGATAACCTGTACTTCCCTCTTCCAATACGATAGATGCCTCACCTACTGCATCAGGTGCGCCTGTCTGTGCGTCTATACCATGCCAGCCTGTTACTGTAGAAGATGAATCATCCGATTGCTTTGTACTTGCATGACTTGTAGCACCGAATGTTGTTTGCATGCCTATTCCAAGTACATCAGCCGTTCCTGTTAATGGTAATGATACTGCGTCGCCTTTTTGTGGCCAGGGAAGTGCTGAGGTAAAGTAATCATGGCGCTTGCCTCTGCGCATTAACATATGTTTATTTAATGATGAGTCCATATCATCGGGGCCATCATCCGTTAAGAGTCCACCGTCTCTACTATCAATCAAGTTCTGATCGCGAAACCACTCATTGTAGATTCTCGAGTAAGATCTGAATGGCAATGCACTTATATCAACCGTGTCTGGATCTATACCATCAGGAACACCCATATAGTTCATTAATGCTGATACTCTATTACCTTCTGTACTTAAAAGTGTATCGCAGTCACTTGCTACTGCACCTTCCAATATAGGGATTTGGTAATCTATAGAATCGCCAGGATCTGTTTGTTCTCCACAGAATTTACGCCAGTTAGCCCAAATAATACGATTAGGTACAAAGAAGAAATGCGTATCTACATACATATTATCCATAATCGGGAATAACGGTGTTGCCATCCTGGCAAAGATTGTTGACTGCATGTTGAACGTATCGCCTGGAAGAACACTGTCCCAATAATATGGGACTAACCAACCGGCATCCATAGTAAATTTATGTCCGAATGTACGATTGAATTTTGATCGCGGTGCATCGATGTTCGGTGTTACAGCGAAGTTATGATTCATTACTGACTTCATTTTAATTTTCCTCAATAGATAATAATATTTTTATTATTTCAGCTATAAGTTCTTTTCCAAATCGCTTTTTATGAAGCTCGTCCATGAGCTCAAACATATCTACCTTGATTTTCCTCATTTTACGGCCGTAAGTTCCTGAGTTGCGGAGACGTCGTGACCGGAATAGATTTTAACCGGTTCACATGGTGTGATTTCTCCGTTGATTGGGTCAAATTCTCCAAGCATGTACATAACGAAATCATCTTTGTTTTTATTGTCTTCGATTGAATGTGTGAATGCTCTAATAGCACTCGCTGTATTAAGCTCGACACGTGGGTCATTGAATATCTCCGCTACTGTATCTTTTACCGAAATGACTACTTTTTTCATTAGAGACTCCTTTTTAGGTTTCTAGTTTTTGCCTGAGCTACATTATTACGAACTACCAGACGCTCAGGCGTATTATCTGGCGATTCGTATCCTTTTAATGCACGTTCTGCTTGTACATCGTCTAATTGATCTGGATCAAGTTTTTTCATTACTTTGTCGTAATAACGTGGTATTTTTCGTGGCTTTCCGTTGACATGCACATAATCTTTGGGGTAGCAGTCTCCGTGATAATGTGTAATCCAGTTGTGAGCAATGCCAGTACCATTAGAACCACCACGAGACATATTGGTGTATTCTGGCAAGACCTGATGAATTTCTCCAGTAAAGCTATTATATCTCTCATAGGGCTTTAAACCTGTTTCAGGGTCGACTTGATCCTGTGCTTTCCCTGTGACTTTTTTCATAATGTAGCGCGCAACATATGCTGCTGACTCGTATGTGACATCACCGACCTGTACGAATCCTTGTTGCCATATATTTTCTAGAGTTGGGGACATGAAGAGGTCGTGGCCTGATGGAGCTGTTCCATAGAATACCCGATCTGTAAAATCATGACCAAAAATAATAGCGTGATAATGAGGACGATTGTTTTTTTCACCATACTCTCCACACATGTAGAATTTGATTTTTTTAGGCTTTAAATGCGCCCTGAGGCGACGCATGAACTTCTGGAAGTGTTTTTTTCTTAATCCACCATCCGGTGGGAGGTTTTCGGGATTGTATGTAAGAGTTATAAAGCAGTTTTCCTGGTGAAGACTTGCTTCGTGTACACAGCGCATTGCCCATTCCTGTGATCTCTGCATACGGCAGCCTATACACTGTCCACATGGTATCTGTTGGTATTGAGTGTCCGGGCTATCATAAAACACTATTTGCCCGGTTGGCGTGCGCCAGGCATCAATAGGTTTGTAGCACGGCATTAAAGGCGGGTTCCACCACGCATTGGGCGAGGCTTCATATTCATCCTGTTGACCCGAGTCCCCCGCCTGAATGATTTACGGCTCCTACCCTTACTCATTTTGTAACGTCGCATGACTTGCTCCTATGTTTGTATCTAACGATACGCTTGACTGAGTCGTTTGTCAACGACCAGTCGGCACAGTTAAGAACAAGTGTTGAGACTGTGCCGCGACATCAGTAAGAGATGTCGCCCTTTCGGGACTTTTCCTAGCTCGCCTCCTCGGCTCGCTTATAACGCTTTCGCTTTTTTTGAATCCGCTCCGCTATATTTCAATTTCTGAATCGAATAAAAACCATTCGATTCACAAATCGAAATCGCTACGCTAACTGGTATGGTCTGCAATAAAGATGATATATGCATGACCAATTATTTTAATGTAATTATGATACATTGTTTTATTGACATTTTAGTATCATTTTTGTAATATATATATATGGAATGTGATAACACATTCCTGTAACCTTAAGAGGGCTTAAACCATGAAAGCGTATAAAGCGACAAACGATGTAACTACTTACATCTTTAACGCAGAAGACGAAATATCTGCTTTTGATAAAGCATCCCAATTCTTTGATTCTGCTGTTTTTTCTGAAAAACCTATGAATAAGATTACCAGGCATTTTAATAGCGGTAAGCCTGGTAAAACTATCTGGGAACTTAAGGAGAATACCAATGCTAACGATTGAAGAATTAGAAAAGCGTATAGACCGTGACCAGGAGCTCCTGGAACAACTAGCCAAGGAACGCCGTAGAGTGAAAATGCGACTATTCCGATATAAAAAGAGCTTTACAGCTCTATTAGAACTTGAACAAATGATTGAAGATCAGCACGAGTGTTAAAAAAAAGGCCCCGAAAGGGGCCTTTCTACCTATGGCGCCAGCTCTTAAGGACTGAGCGGCGGAGTCTCCACAGCTGGGTTATCGACAATAACGTGCATTGGTTGTATTTCCTGCTCTGGGTTCATTAATCCCCAGCTTACCAATTGCTCTTTGTTTTCCGGATTATGGATATAATCCATAAACTTTGCCGGGTCATTGTCGAAATGTTTTCGAATATTCGATGGTACCATTGAAAATGATTCTTTCGCTTTGAGTATTGCATTCATGCTCTCTTGAAAATCATTACCTGTAACATCATCATACGTGAACTTCTGCAACGCAGCTATTTTTGATATCAACTCCGTACCATGCCTGGCTACAATATTATTAATATCTACTTCATCTTTATGACTCTGTTCTGTTTTTGTCTGTTCAAATACATGACCACCTACATCTATTCCTAATTGTTTACCTTCACTATCGTATTTTCTGAACATTATTTTACCTCAATATTTGGTAGATTAATAACACCTTTATTTCTACGTATTTCCTCAAATGCCTTTTGTGCATTTCCATATTTATCAAGCAACCAATTCCATACGCGCCTTAAATCTTGTTTATTTTGTTTATCTTGTTCTATAAGACGATCCATAATCTTATCTCTCTCACCTCCTTTTTTCGTGAAATTATCTGCGATTTCTACTAGCTTGTCGAATATACGCGCCAGCGGTTCACTAATATCTATCTTGTTTCCTACAAATTCTGTTTCCTTTTCTACTTTTGCTTTTTGGGCCGATGTTAATTTTGCCTGTTCATTTAATAACCTTGCTTGACCTAATTGTACTCTAGATATCGATGGACTCGATGTAGAATCACCTTTTGCACTTGAATGTGATGCTGCTCTGGGTATTGGCATGCTACCGCCTGCTGGCGACTTGAATCCTCCTGTAGCTGCTAATATTGGGTTAAGGCCAGCGGACTTTAATCCTTTCATCTGAAGACCTGGTGAATCCTGCAATAAGCTTCGCTGTCGCTCATATGCTTTTTCCGCCTGGGCTGATGAAAATGCACTTTCTAATCCAAACATGTCCTTATCATGTTTTACCTGCTCTGTAAACATTTGCGCAGAATGCGCTTGAGCATCATTTTGTAAATATCCAGCTCCTGCTATTTCTAGTCCAGTTCCTATTACATCACCAACTACTGGTATGTCTAATAATCCCATTATAGTCTCCTTAGAAGTGATCAATCATACCTGGTACACCAAATACAGGCATTGGACGTGCACAAATAAGCTGATTATATGTATCTACTATAAAATGTGGTTCTGTCGATACCTGTATACATCGATCCAATACTGATGTTGATAAACCATCCTCTTCTATAAAAGATTGTCCTAATGTTGGAAGTGATCCGAAATGTTGTGATAAATGCCATGCCTCGAGTGAAGCTGTTGCAGCATTCTGAAATAATCCTGATATCTGTGAAGGTTTGTACCTATACTCGTCGTAACGTGGAATATAACCGAATACCAGTTCATCATTAGCTGATCCATCACAATATATTTCCTTGTTGAGAATTGACTGCTCGCCCAGATGAGCTAATGAAGGCCAATATATATCATACCTGGTTGAATGTGATAAATGACGATTTAGACCTTCCTGATAAGTTAAGTCCATACGTACAGACATAAGTCCCATGACAATACCGTGTTCATGGAATGATTTGTTAAATCCGTGTCCTTTTATAGTAAATGTTCCGTATCCTGCTAAATCACCTATTCCTAATTGACTCCC